ACGTACGGCGGCCGGCGATCGCCCCACCGTCGCAGCTCGCACTGATGCGCCTGCCGCATGATGACGGCGAAGGCCTCGGCCTCGGTGCGCCGCTCGGCAATGAGCACCCGCACACCACCATCGGGCCGCACCTCGAGGCGAGAGACGTGCCACCAGGTGGGATGCACGCTCACGATCGCCGGCCAGTCCTCGAGCGCCTGGGCCGGCTCCACCTCCACCGTCGGCTCCTCAGGCGCCTCGGTCCATTTGGACAGGTCGGGTCGCCGACCCGCCGCCAGCGCCGCCTGCCGCCGCCGCACCCGCGCCCCTACGCCCCCCCGCATACTCCCCCCCCCTACCCTGACCATACCCACCCCCGGTATCGGCGCCCCTAGCGCCCCCCAGGCCCCCGCACGGCCCCGTCTACGCCCCACCCCCGCCCCCCTCGTGGGCGCTCTTGCGCCCGTGGCACGGGGCACACAAGCCCTGCAGGTTCCCGAGATCCCAGAACCGGGACGGATCGCCCCGGTGCGGGAGGACGTGGTCCGCATCCGTGGCGGCCACGATGATCCCGGCCCGGCGACAAACCACACACACCGGATCCCGGCGCAAGCACTGGGCCCGCAGGCCATAGCTCGGATGTTTCCAGCGCGCCAGCAGGTACCAGCCGTGCCAGTCGTCGCCCGTCCCCTGGCGCGCGCGCGCATGGTGGGGACAGGGCCGCCGCTCGGGACAGCCCGGCATGGGACACGGCAGGGCGGGCGCGCTCGGCATCAGCGGCGAATCCCGCCGATCAGTCCGACGATCACCGCCGCGCAGACGACGACGACCACGATCGACACCACCACCAGCGTCGACATCACACGATCAGCGACAAGATCCAGCACGCCAGCCCGGCGCTCTGCAGGTTGATCCGGCTCGTGACGCCGGCGGCCGACGCCACGAAACACGCCAGCGCCAGCAACAACAGAATCAGATCCACGGTGATCATTGGCGTCTCTCCTTACGCGCCTGGGCGCAGGCGATCGAGCAGCCGCTTGAGCGCGGCGACGTCGAGCAGCGATGGCGGCTCGCCGGGTGGCGGGGGCGGGGTCGCCTCGCCGGGCGACACCGCGACGTCGATATCCCCCACCGTGCGCAGGCTGAACCCGTCCATCACCACGGGCAGGTTAATCGGCCCGTGACAGTGCTGCGGCTGCGCCGCGGCGGTCTCGAGGGTGTCGAGCCGCGTCGTCAGCACGTCGATCTCGTCGCCCTGCTGCGTGACGATCTCCTCGAGTGCGGCCACGCGCGCCTCGAGCGCGTCGAGCGCGCCGCCACCCTCGCCCATCTGGTCGCCGGGTACCGCGTACCAGTAGCCATTCTCGCCGGCGGCAAACGCGCCGCATTCGCCCCACATCGCCGACCCGTCGACCCCGCTGATCACGTCGATGATCTCGAACAGATCGTCGGGCCGGAGGTAGGTGATTGCATCGGTGTTGCAATTCGGATTGGTGGGATCGGCATTGCGCGCCTTCCGGCCCCACGGGCGATCCCGATGGGCGTTCAACCGCGCCGCGGTGATCTGGATAATCTCGCCGCGCGCCTCCTCGTCCATCGGGTTAATCTCGGGGTGCTCCGACATGGTGCGCGCGATCTCAGCTTGCTGATTCGGCGCCAGCAGCGTCACGTCCTGGGCCATGAGGGCTCTCTCCTTCGCGGGGGTAATCACTTTTCCGGGTCCGGTCGTCGCCGTGCGCCCGCGCGTGCAGCGTCGAGCCGAGATAGGTCGCCACCGCGCCGGCCATCGCGCCGCCGAGCGTCGACAGAAGATTTGCGCCCGTGTCGGAGACCGGGCTCGCGCTCGGGAAGGCGGCCATCAGGAGGGCGCCACTCCAGCCGATCGCCAGCCCGATCGAGAGGGCATACGCCGAGCGTCCCGCCCAGTCCCGCGGCCCCAGCCGATGGTTATTCGGCATCGTCGAGATCAAACAGCGGCAGCTCGCCTTCGTCGCGCGCCGCCATCCGTAACCGCGCCAGGAGCGCGTCGTACCGTTCCTGCAGCGCCTTGGCGTGCGCCTTTGCTTCCCGCAGTTGCATCCCCTCGAGCACCAGTTGCCGCTCGAGCACCGCGATCTGGTGAAACCGGCGCGCCGCCCGTTCCTGCGTAATGGGCATGGCTAGTTCCTCCGGTCATACGCCGCGCGCAGTTCGCTCACCGCCTGGACGACGCGCGCGAGATCCATCGGGCGGTAGTAGTCGAGATCCGCCGCCGTGAACGCCCGCAGCGTCATCGCGACCGTAAAGATCGCGACCTCGCCGCACAGCACGCAGATCACCAGGTCGCCCGGTTCCGGCGCCCCGAGCCCGAGCGCGACCAGCGCGGTCCCCCTCGCGCCGCACCCGGGACACGGGACGCCGGCCGGCACCGAGACCAGCGGCGGGATCACACGCGTCGCTCCCGCGGGACCCACTGCGGCCCCGCTCGATGCCGCTTGCGAAACGCCAGACTGCCGCGCGGGCGCTCGCCTGCGAGCGTCGGGTCGCCGTCGCGCGTGGCGTTCTTGACCGCGACTGCTTCGCGCCGGTCAATAGGCTGCGCGAAGAGCGTCGGCATCACGACGCACAGATAGCAGTCCGGTCGTCCGCAGCCGCCTGGCATCGCGCAACAGGCCATGTCCTCTCCTTCGCTCGCCGCGGGATCACGGCCGCGGGTCCTCACGGTTGGCTCGTCGCAGGCGCACGATCGTGCGCAGCCGCTCGAGGTCGTGCACCAGCGCGTAGCGTTCGCGGGTCGTCATCAGGCCAAGCTCCGGCGACGGCATCGGCTTCAGGGCCGGCACTGGACCACCCCGCTGGGCCAATGTCGCGAGGGCCGCGCAGGCCTCGTCATGGGTCAGCGGCCGTGGGTCGACCGGCCGCGAGATCGCGACCGGCGGCGGCGACGGTGGCCGACGTGAGCCCCAGGCTTTGATCACGGCGCGCTCCACGGCGTCCATCGCGTTGCCGATCTCGTGCGGGCGCGGATACGCGAAGCCGAGGTCGACGAGCCGCTGCTTGATGCATTCGCGCCACTCGAAGTCATCAATGGCTGGGTCGGCGTCGATCACCGACCGCGCGATCGCGCACAGCTGGCGAAACGAGAGCGGCGTGGCGGGTAACCCGCCGGTTTTCGTTCCCATGTTTTTGCGGTCTATCTGCCGTCGCGCGCAGCGCGGCGGTAGGTACTCTCTGGTTGATCGGATCTCACTGATGTACCTAGTTAAGGCTGGTTGCCTGTACCCGCGTACTCCGAGAACTGAGAACTGAGAACTGAGAACGTCGCGTACAGGTCTGAACGTGTACGCGCGTACAAAACCCCGTTCAGCTATGGCCATTGGCTTTCTGGCGCGCCCGAAACGCCGCGATCCGCGCCCGCTCTTTTTCCCGTTTCTCCTTGATGGCGTGGGCGTTGCCGTTGATCTCGACGAAGTCGTGAATGACATAGCCGCCGGCTCGACGGTGGAACAACCGTACGCGCCGATCCGTGAAAATTTTTGCGACGTCCCGGCCTTGCTCGACCGTCCCATTCGTCCCTAGCCATGCATCCGGTACGAAGCCATCGGTTAAAAAATGCCGCGCGTAGCCGATGGCGGCGACGTACAGGGCGAGGGCTTTCGCCCGGCCATCCGGCCCGCCGAGTAGTTCGCCGGCGCGCACGATCTTTGGGTGCTGCGCAATGTTGTCGGTCAGGAGCACGCGCCTTACTCACCAGAGCTACCATCGGTGAGCCGGAGCGCCGCCGGCGGCGTCCCGTGCCCGTTCAGGAGCGACGACTCGACGAACCGCAGCACGCGGATCCGATCGTCGATCGACTCCAGCTCGAGCAGCACGCCGGCGACCATCGCCACGGCGCGAAACGTCTGCTCCGAAAACGCGCGCTTCAGCGCATCGCCTTCGGCGCGTGAGGCCACATCCAAACTGACTTTCATCGGGCCACCATCCCTTCCGGCGTCAACAGCTGCCGCACGTCGGCCAGCTCGCGATCAACTTCGGCGAGAAAACTGCGCACGGTGATCTCGTACGCCCGGCGCTCGACCTCGCTCAGCGTCGCCCGCACGATCACCAGGCGCCCGGGCCGCGGGAACCGCGGATCGAAGCTGACGAAATCCGCCCAGGGCGCACCGGTGAGCCAGAGCAGATGGTCGACCTGGGGCCGGTACTCGGGCGGAATCGCGCGCGTCCGCAGGGCGACCAGGTGCGTCGCGCTCTTGGGGCACTTGATCTCGACGGCCCCGGCGAAGGCGCCGATCACGCCGTCTGGCGAACAGCCCGCGAGCAGCTCGCGGTGCGCGAGAAAGCCGATCGGCTGCACGAGATAGCCGGTGTGCGCTTCGTAGGCGCGCCGGGCGTCGGCTTCATGGTCGATGCCCCACTTCATGTCGGCCGACTGATAGCCGTTCTGGTCCTGGGTGACGCCGGTCAGCCGCTCGACGACCAGGCGGATCCGCAGGTCGCGCCGGGCGGCGGCTTCCCCGGTCTTGATCGTCGCGCGCATGTCGCGCACGGCGGTCCCGGTCAGCCGACCGCAGCGCACCGCGAACCAGGCGGGCGTCCGTTGCTCGACGTCGACGACGTCGCAGATCATTCCGGCTCTCCCAGGGCTCGTCGCGCGTGCGCTCTGACGAGCGGACGGATCCGAACCCGCCATTCGGCGCGCTCCTCTGGCGTCAGTGCGCGGATACGCTCCCACTCTCGCCGCGCATCGTTTGGGTCCATTTCGCCACCATTCGCCGCGAGAATCAGGAGCAGGAGCTCAGCATCGGGCGTCATTCCGTCTCGCCTTCCTGCGCCGCCTGCGCGGTGACCGCCGCCGCGCGGGTCTTCAGCTGCTCGTAGGTGTCGGGCTGCGTCGCCGTCAGAAACCCGCGGTGCTCCGGCGTTGCCGCCGCCCAGACCGAGCTGAAGACCTCGAGCCCGTTGTCGGCGACCGCCCGCAGGTCGTCGAGCCAGGCGTCGAAATCGGCCGGCTTGTTCATGTCCGGTTCGGGGACGGGATCGTCAGTGACCGGCGCGGCGTCGATCACCTTGCCTTCGAGTTCTTCGATCGTGTGCTCGCCGCCAATCTCGTCGGGAAACGCCTCGCGTAATCCCGCTGCTTCACAGCACTTGGTCAGCATCTGCGTCGGCGCCCGCGACCAGCGCGCATTGGGCTTCCCGTCCTTCGTCGTCGCGACGACTTCGCGGAATTTCGTGCGCACAGGGAACGGGATCGTCTGCTCGCCGTGCTGGCGATAAAACGTCATCGCGCACCACTCCGGCGCCTTCACGCCGCCGACGGTGATCTCGGGGCCGTAGTCCGGATCGGAGTGGCCGAGATACAGCCCCGTCCGGTGCGCGCTGGTCCGGAGTTCATAGATCGACCCCATGACGACGTCGCGCCACTCGGTGCGGTTCGTGCCGCCGATCTTCACTTCCATCGGCACGATATGCACCGGGCGTTTCAAGGGGTCCAAGCGCCTCGCGACGCAGTAGTCCCAGACGGCCAGGACGGACTCGCTCAGGGCGCCGGGATAGAGGCTGCCCTTGAGCGTGCGCCACTGCGCCTCGGTGATGCCGCGGCGGGCGACGGGCTCGGGCAAGGCTTTACTGGTCGGTTCGAGCGCGTTCGAGGTCACTTGATCGGCTCCTTCTTTTCGCGAGCAATGCGCTGCTTGTGTCGATAGAGCAACGCGCCCAGGTTGATCAGTTTTCCGCGGGTTGGATAGTCGCCCCGATCGCACGCTCTATCGCGAGTGGTCGGGTCGTCGAACATTTGGCGCAGATCATCGGTCGGCAGAATCAGTGCGATGTCCGTGTGATCGATCACAAACGCGTACGCCTCCGCGAGTGACGTCGAGATCCCTGACGGCGTCCAGACCCCACATCGCTGTTTGTCGCAATGGGTTTCGATGTAGAAGTTCAGATCGAGATATCCCTTCCGCTTCACTTCGACACGCCCATCGCCATTCGCGATCCATTCCAAGAATGTGGCGATGCACAACTCACCCTGGCGGCCGTATTCGTAGTCGCGATCAAATCGCGGCTCAGGCCGGCTGTTCGATATCACGCTCGTTCCCCCAGGCCGACCAACCGGGTCGGCGCGCCCGCGCAAATAGTTCGACACGTTCGGACTCCGTGAACGCGGGGTACATCTGCTCGAGCAGTTTGTAGACCTCTTCTGGTTTTTCGCTGTGCCGTCCGCGAGGCGCTCGGAGGATCGACCGCGGACGCGCGGACGGCTCAGGGACGGCGAGATTTCCCCTAGCGGCGACGAGCAGGAGTTCGTGTGCCTGTCGGAAGTAGTAGCCCATCCCGATCACTTGTTTGTCCCAGACGGCACAAGTGCGATAGGAGAAACGCCAGGCGTCGATCACGTTGATCGCTTCGGCAAGCTTCGGACTGGTCGCCCAGAGAAACAGCACGGCATCGTCGGCGGCCGGCACCTCAAGCGCGCAAATTTCGTCGAGCGCCATCGTCGGGTACTGGTTCTCGATCGCCCGCGATTCGGTCTCGACATGCTCGTAGCGCCATGGCGGATCCGCGTAGAGCAGGCGGAACGTGCCGGCCAGGGCTGGCGGGATCTTCCGGCGCGGTCGCGTCCCCGCGATAATCAGGTTCGCCTCGACCCGCTGGTGCTCGGCGAGGATCCGCTCGCGGCCATCAGCGAGAATCGCCTCAAATTCAGTGAGCGGCACTGCCGCAAATTTCCGGGCGCGCTTCGCGATGTACTTGTGAGCCTTCCCAAGTACTTCTGAGAGCGAGATCGGGGCACTCAGTACCCCGATCTTTTTTGGACCCGGCTTGCCGAGCCCAAACGTTGCCCGTTGTGCCGCAATTAGTTCACCAATCCGACGCTCAGCCCGGATACGTACCTCCCACGCGTCTGCCTCCAAGTCACGGTTGTTAACCTGCCGGGCGTACGCCCGCATCGCTTCCGCCGAATCACGGATGTCCTTGGCGACATCTACCGACTTCGCCGCCGCAAGCGCCTTGCACGCCGCGTCATACCGAACAAGAGCGACGCTCATCGCCCCGCCCCCGTCGAGAGATCGACCGCCTCAATCACCCGCGTGCTGCCGTCTTCCCATTGCCACGTCACTTCGATCCGCGCGTCGGTGCCTTCGATCTGCGCGGCGGCGTCGTAGATGCCGCGGTTGCCGGTCAGGAATCGGACCTTGGTCTGCGCGTCCTGGGCGCTGGCGAGTTCCAGCTCGAAGCGCCCGTCCTTCCGAAACCAGGTCTGCACGACGACCATCGCCTGGGTGCGCGGCATCACGCCCCCTTGCGCGCCCGCGTCCAGTCGAGCGCCGAGCCGTGGCCGTGGAGCCAGGCGTCCAGCTCGCGCACGTCGAACAGGAGCGTGCCGCCGCGGCGGCAATACGGCAGGCGGTGTTCGGTGATCAGCCGCTGCAGCGCCGAGCGCGAGCCGAGCTTGAGATAGGCGATGGCCTCACGCGCGGTGAGGTACGGGCTGACGACAGCCGGCGCGCTCATGCCACCCGCCCGTCGCGCTTCTCGAGGTAGACGCGCTGAAACGAGTCCAGCGGAATCCGGGCATACCGCGCCAGCCGCACGGCCAGCTCCGACCGCGGCACGGCCTCGCCGTTCAGAATCTTGGAAATGGCGCCCTGCGAGACGCCCATCGCCGCGGCGATGTTGACCTGGGTATCCCCCGTCTCACCGCAATAGGTCGCGAGGTCGGGATACTGCGGCGGCGGCGTGAACCCGCGGCCCCGGCGCCGCCGTGGCTTCGTAGACATAATGACTGGGAATACTCATATTCCCCCTGTGCCTTGTCAAGTACTATTCCTTTCAGGTATAGTGACTCGCATATGCATCTGGAAATCCCTACGCTGGCAGCCATGCCCCTTTCGTTGCAGGACCAGGCGCGCGCGCAGATCAAACGGTGGATCGGGTCGGTCGGGATCACGCAGACCGCGTTCGGCGAGCGGATCGGCCGGAATCAGGTCTGGGTCAGCAAGTACCTGAAGGGCGAGTTCGACACCGACCTCGAGACGCTGCAGGAGATGGCCCGAGTGTTCGGGCACACGCTGACGCAGCTCCTGGACTTTCCCGCGGATCCGGATGAAGACGCGGTGATTACGCTCTATCGGGCCCTGCGTCCGGAGGCGCGCCGTCTGGCGCTCCTGGTGCTCCAGGAGATGAGTCGGGGTCGAGGCCCGAAACCCCGCGCTGCCAGGCGATCTCGATCGTGAGTTCGTAGATCGTCGCGCGCGGCTGAGGGGGCAACCGGCGCAAGCGCCGGATATGTTGCACTTCGACGGGGGAGAGCAGGAACGGGCGTCGCGGCATGAGTACTTTCCTTCCCGAACGCAGCCGACCAAGTCGCTACGCTATCAACGGGGCGGCTACCGCGCAAGCAGGACTATACCTTAGGGGAATTAATTCATAGAGCATATGCCCAATCGAACAGGGCGCTCGTCACGTTAGGAGATGCAGGAGTAGTATGGGCCTGTTCACCCGCCCCGATTCGCCGTACTGGTGGCTCTTCCTCGAAACCATCAAGCAGAAAGAAAAGACCGACATCCCAGTCGGCGAGACGACCGCCCAGCGGAAGGACAGCAAGCGCGTCGCGACCGACCGCTATCATCAGCGCATGAACGAGCTGGCGGCGCGGCTCTACAAGCTGCCGAGCGCGCGGCCGGCGATCCGGTTCGCGAAGTATGCCGAACCCTACGCGACCGACACGATCGCGCACCGCGCCGGCGCCCGGCGGGAGCGGGAGATCCTCAAACAGCTGGTCGCGTTCTTCGGGAACGACTTACTCACGGCGATCGACCGCGACCGCGTCAAGGCGTATCACACCGTCCGGCGCACCGACTCGCCGCCGGCCGCGGCGGTCACCATCAACCGCGAGGTCGATCTGCTGAAAGGCATGTTGCGCGACGCGGTGCCGAAGTACCTCAGCGCCTCGCCGCTGGTCGGGATGCCGCGGCTGCGGATCGTGCCGCCGCGGCGCCGCTACGTCAGCGCGGCCGAGTTCGATCGCCTGCTCGCGGTCTGCGCGGACCCGCAGGATACGGCGATCCTTGTGCTCGGGCGCGATGGCCTGGCGCGGCTCGGCGACCTGCTCGACTTGCAGCACGCCGACCGCGACGGCTCGGTCATGCACATCCGCGATCCCAAGGGCGGCGTCCCCTACGACATGGTCCTGACGCCACGCGCGGCCACGGCGGTCGACGCGCTGACCGCTGACCGCCCGTACCTGTTCCCGAAGTTTCGCAAGGCGCTCGACCCGCGCGACTGGACCGGGTCGGTGCGGCAGCGGCTCGAGTATCTGTGTCGCCAGGCAAAGATCCCCTACGGCCGCGCGAAACACGGCGTCACGTTCCACTGGGGCACCAGGCGCAGCGGGGCGACCGATCTACTGGTCAAGGAGAAGAAGCCGCTGCCGATCGTGCAGCAGCAGGGCAACTGGAAGAAGCCGAACGTCCTGCTGGAGATCTACAGCGAGGTCAGCCGCGAGGACATGCTCGCCGCGCTCGCCGGGCAGCCGGCACGGAAGGCGAAGCGGCGCGCGGGAGGACGGGGATGAGTAAGCAGCTACTGGTGCTCGAGGAAGTGATCGCGATGCTTGAAACGATTGGCGCCTCGAAGCAAACGCGCGAGAACTTCCGCCGCCAGGCCGAAGGCGTCTTGGCGAAGCGCCCGACGCGTGGGCACGACGAGGTGACTGTCTCGAGCGGCTACGGCCAGCGGTCGCAGCGCGGCTTCGTCGAGCTGACCCTCGACGAGGTGCGGACGCAGATGGAGTCGGCCAAGGCCCGCGAAATCGGACTGATGCTGATTCAGGCGGCCGAGGCCGCGGAATCCGACGAGATCTTTCTCAAGCTCCTCACCGAGAAGATTGGCCTGAAGCTCGATGACCAGGCGCGCGGCGCCTTCCTGCTCGACCTACGCGAGATCCGGCAGGGCACCCGCGACATCTCTCGCCCGCAGTGAAATAACAATGGCATAACTATGGGATTCCATGTCCCCGAACCGGCGCGCATCACGGATGGACCTATGGGTACACGTCCACATGTGGGGTTATACGGCGCGTTCCTGTTTGCGTCGCCCGAGCCAGGCTGGCAGTTGATCGCGATTGCCACCGACGGGCAAGATCCCGACGTGCCCGAGGCCGCCGCTTGGGAACACGTGAGTGTGCGCGCCTGCCGCGCGAAGCCGGTCACGTCGCAGAGTCGCATCCCGACCTGGCGCGAGATGGTCTACACCAAGGATCGCTTCTGGGAGGACGACGATCTCGTCGTGCAGTTTCACCCGCGCCGGGCCGACTATGTCAATCAGCACCCGCACGTCCTGCACTTGTGGCGCTATCGCCTCGGGGAGCTCCCGACGCCGGCGGTGGGGCTCGTGTGAAGGCGATCTGATTCCCGCCCCGTTCCCGCCCGCCCCACAAAATCAACCAAACATTAAGAGAAAACAACCGTCAGCGGTGCCTTCGCAACGCGGAGGTCGGGAGTTCGAGCCTCCTGCCGTCCACCACCCAAAACCAATAAAACTGGGCCGCAATCGACGATTCCTGCGGGACGACGGGGTCGCCGACCGTGTCGGCTTTTGCTACACTTTGCCGGGTTTTGCCAGTTTCCATTCCCGTCCTGTTCCCGGTCCTCAGACGCCCGTCCCGAGCAGCTGCTTGACCCAGACCGAGCCGGCGAACAGGTTCGAGAGCGCCGGCAGGTCGCCGACGTAAAACCCCTTCTGGGCGTTCGCCTGCTCCTGGGTCAGCCCGAGCGTGATGAGATCGGCATCGGGCCAGGATTCGAGTTGGAGGCGGTAGGCGTCGGCCTGCGCGATGGCATTCCGCAGGTTCGTCGCGAGCTGCCCCGCGGTCCGCTCGAGATCGTCGGCCGTGAACTGCTTCCCTGCTTGCACGATCGCCATACATCCTCCCTCAGCGAATGAAATAGAAGCCCGTCCCAAGGAGATGCCACGGGCCGGCCGTGAAATTTTGCACCGTCGACCCCGCGGGCGTGCGATAGGCCTCCAGCCAGGCGGTACTGGCCTGCAAGAACCCGGGATCGTAGACCCCTGTCGTCCCATTCGTGAGCCGCGCAAAGGCCGTGTCGCCCGTGCCGGTCAGCGGGGCGACCCCGGCGGGCGTGGTGACGCGGAGATGCCCCGTCGACGAGAGGACGGTGATCCCGATCAGACTCACGGACCAGAACAATTGATCGCCGATAATCGCGTACTTACACGTATTGGTGGACACGGCGAGCGGCGAGCCGCTCGCATCGGTGACCGTCGGCGTCCAGTTCACCCGTGTCCCGACGGCCCCGTCGAGCCGGGCGATCTCCGCGTCGATGGCGTCCATCAGCGCATCGACATCGGCCTTGTCCCAGACCGACCCCGTCATCCCCGAGCCGTCGTCATCGACAAGAGAATTGTACCAAGTGCGATCGAGGGCCATTTCGCGCTATCCGTTCAGGTGTAACATCGCGCTGTTATGCCGCCACGAACCCACGGCATGTGCACGACGCCAATGTACAAAGCGTGGCACACGATGAAATGCCGCTGCTGCAAACCCGATCACTCCTCGCATTACTGGTACGGCGCGCGGGGCATTCGCGTCTGTGCCGCCTGGTGTGAATCGTTCGAAACCTTTCTGCGCGATGTCGGGCCGCGGCCGAGCCGACGTCATACCTTGGATCGCATCGACAACGAGCGCGGCTACGAGCCTGGCAATGTCCGCTGGGCCACACGCGCCCAGCAGATGAGAAACACGCGGAGCAATCGCTGGCTGGAGTTGCATGGCGAACGCCTGACCCTTCGCGATTGGGCGCGACGACTCGGAGCCTCGCACGCCACGATCCATACGCGGCTGTTGCGCGGGTGGCCGCTCGAGAGAGCCCTGACCACGCCCCCGCGCATCGGGCGAAATCAGCATGGCTAGCCCACCCCTCCCTCACGCCCGCGCAGCTGCCGCACTAGGTCGGCGAACGTATAGAGCTTGTTCGTGGCTTCGACGGTCTTGAGCGGCAAGACCGTCGCGCGCCCGCCGCTGATCGCGATCTCGCTGAACGTGATCCGCTGAATCCGGAACGTCCCGCTAATCGGCGGGCTGCTGATCGTGACCGTGATCAGCCGGCCGACCTGCAGCGACGGGTCGCGCGATTCGAACGTGAGCGTCCGGTGCGGGTCTTTGCGCTCCGTCAGCGTCGCGGCGATCTGCGCGGCGAGTTCGACCAGCCCCAGTCGGCTGTCCGTGATCACCAGCTCGATCAGCCCGTCGGCGGCGACCGCGGCCTGGCCCGGGAGCTTGAGCCGCTCGGCCATCGCATTTTGCGCGGCCGTGTCGGTCTGCTCGAGGCGGATCGTCACAAGATCCCCCTTGCGGATCGGCAGCGTGAGCGCGCCCGTTCCGGTCGCCGGGACGCCGATGAGGCGCGGCTGCACCAGCACTTGGGCGCCGTAGCGAATAACGGCCGTGATCGCGCCGACGCCCGACGCCGGGATGCCGGTGAGTTGCCCGTTGGCGATCCCGGTGTAGCGGATCACCATGCCGCCCGTCCGCGCCCAGCCGCCCGGGGTCGGGCCACTCAGGATCGCGTCGGCCTCGAAGGGCGCCGTCGCCGAGACCGGGAGCGCGGTCGCGCCGACGAGCACCTGGCCGTCGTCCTTGATGCCGGAGCCGTCACTGGTCGGCGGGGCCGCGCCTAATGAGGCGTCGGCGACGAAATCCCCGTACGACGTGTCGGTATTATTGGCGATGGTCGTCAGGAGTTTCAGGGCCGATCCGTTCGCGGTCGTGCGGTAGACCTTCCGCGACGTGACCCCCGGCGCTTTCGACACGGGGATCTGTTTGACGAGCACGGCGCCGACCCCCGACACCGGGAACGGGTACGGGCCGGGACCGCCATAGCCACACGCCATCTGGTAGTACCACCCGCCACCCCTCGAAAAGCCATCAGAGGACGCATACACCCACGGTCCCCCGTTATCAGACCGATAGACCGATACGTAACTCGTCGGCGCCGCCGGGCCCCCGGGTTCCAGCAGGGGATAGTAAAAGGCACTCCCCCCATCGGGCGCCGTGTAGTACGTCCGTGATCCTAAATAGACTTCCCAATCGTTGCCGTCCCACGTATACGTCGGGGAGATCGCGCCTCCCGGCCCATTCATGCCATTGGTATAGGCAATCTGGCACATGAACCGAATCCCCGATCCCACCCCATTCCCGGGTGAGAGCAACCCCGGAGGATAGGAGCCGGCGCCACAACTCCGCGCGCTGAGGGCCGGAGGTGTGCCCATGGTGATCGATTGAATCAAGATCGATCCTAACGGCCCGGGCAAGGTTTCGCCGGAGGCCGTCACATACGTCGTGGCGTATTTGTACGTCGCGCCGATCGTGTGTGATGACCCGGCATAGGGCGTCGGGAACGGCGCCGCGCTCGGCGCATTGCCCGTGCCCACCAGTGCCCCCGTCGCCCCTGTGCCGCGCACGCCCGCATAGGTGACGCGCTGCGCGTTGATCTCGACGAGCCCGCCCGTCGGCGCGTACCACGATTGCGGCTCGTCGCCCTCTTCGACCGGGATCTCCACCTGGCCCGCCGGCAGGTCGAGCGACACGCCGACGCCGCCGCCGCGGCCGATGACCTTCGTCACGACCTGCGAGAGATCCTCGTGCAGCTGATGGTTCCGCGACGTGCGCGGCTGCGCGTCGGTGATCGGCGCCGCCGTCTCGGTCTCGGTCAGAAAGACATGCAGATCGCCGACGTAATCGAGATACCAGTAGCCGCCAATCCGCCGGCAGATCTCGGTCAGGCAGACCGGCACCTGTTCGTTGGTGAACGTGATCGCATCCAGCGTCGGCAGGCCGGGCGCGACCGCCCGCGTCGTGACGTTGCGGGTATACCGCGCGACGAGATCGAGCACGATCGCCGTGGCGGACTGGTTCGTGTAGGTCGCCAGCACCAGCTGTCGTTGCAGGAGCCACGTCGGATCGACGCACTGCAGGTCGTACGCCACGTTCTGCTTGACGTCCTCGTAGACGAGCGTCGTCTCGAGGATGCGCCCGCCAAAGAGCGCGTGCGCCGGGTCGGTGGCGTCGCCGCTGAACACTTGCAGCGTCTGGCCGGCGACCGGCGTAAACCCGCGCGCACGAAAGCTGGCGGTGTCGGTCTGGTCGTTCAGCACATGCTGAATCGCCGCCCCCTCGATCCGGAGCCCGGTCCCGGGCTGCCCGCCGCCGGGGTTGACGACGCCGTCGATGGTGCTCTGGAGCCACGCCTCGTAGACGTTCAAGCGGAAGGCCTTCAGCCGCGCAAACCCGAGCCGCGCGCAGCCGGGCCGATGCGATGGGCTGACGCTAGCCAAGACGGACCCCGCTGTGGCGCATCTCGGTCACGAGCTTGTTGGCAATGTCCTGGGCGTCGGTCGAGTTGACGTTGACGTTGAGCGTGTTCGTGGTCTGCGTTGCCCCGCCCCGGCCCCAGGCCTCGGTCGGCGCCGGCGTGCGGTTCGCCCAGCTCACGCCGCCCCAGCCGCCCGGGACGCCCGTCTGCTGCAACTGTTTGAAGTCATAGCCGCCGAGGCCGATCGAGCCCGACGTCGCCACGCCGGCGTCGGCATAGGCGCGCAGGAGCTGGGCGCCGGCGATCGCGGCGTCGTAGGCGGTGGCGTTCTGCCCGAGCGCGGCATTCAGCTGGACGACCTGCTGCGTGGTCTGCGCGGTCTGCTGCGCGACGTCCCGGGTCATCTGGGCGTACCCCTGCCCGGCGCGCTCGCCGCGGTTCCAGGCGTCGGCCTGGCGCTGCGTCTCGGCCTCGTAGGCGGCGGCCTGCTGCGTCAGCTGTTTTATGGGGCCCAGGATGGACTCGGTCGTCGGGATCGCGACCTTGCCGACATTCGCCCACGCGTCGCCGAGGCCGGCGATGATCGGCGGCAGGGGGAGGGTGGCGGTGTAGATGTCCCGGAGCGCCTGCGGCGCGACCTGGCCCATGCGGGTGTAGGCCTCGATCGCCTTCCCGAGTTCGGCATTCATGGACGTCTGGGCGGCCGTCGACATCCGGGTCAAGTTCTCGATCGGGCCGAGCGCGGCCACGTATTGCTGCGCCTTCGCGATCGTGTCGGTGCCAAACATCGACTCGCGCAGCCGCGTCAGCGCGTCGGCCTGCTGCTGCGCTTTCTGGGCGGCCTTGTCCTGCTCGGCGTTGAAGTCTTTCAGGGACGCTTTGCTGGCGTCCATCTGGCGCTTGAGATAATCGATCGCGCGCTCGCTGACCCCGAAGTGGCGCGCCATCTCGGCGGTCGTCGAATTGTTCGCCTCGATCTCGGCCTTCAAGGCGCCGACGCCGCCCTTCGCGCCGGCCAGCTCCGCCGACCAGCCTTTGACCCGCTGCGCCCCGGTATTGAACTGTTCCGCATTGGCGGCCGACGTTTTGCGCAACGCTTCCGACGCCGCGTGCACGTCGGTGAAGACTTGCCCGGTCTTCTCGAACGCGCGCTGCAGCACGTCGGCATTGTTCGCCGCCGCCTGGCCGGCATCGCGCCAACCGAGGATACTCGCCGTGGCATCGCCGATGATCTTGTCGCTCCCGGTCAGCTCGGCGATCTTGCGCCCGATCTGCCAGCCGACCATGGCCGCCGACGCCACGCTGATCGCCGTCCCGAGCTTGCCGATCAGCGTGGAGGTGTCGAGCGACACGCTGCCCAGCTGCTTGAGGTCGTTGATCTGCTTGCCGACGTTGAGCCCGAGCGCGTCGAGCGCCTGGTCGGCGACCTCGAGCCCGTCCTTCATGCCGGCGGCGTCGCTGCCGGCCTTCTTGGCTTGCGTCCCGACGTCGGCGAGCGCGTCGCCGGTCTTGCCGACCGCGGTGGTCCCCGAGGTGCCCATCTCGGTCAGGGCGGCCTCGGTCTCCTTGGAGGCCTGCTCGATCGAGGCCAGGCCCGCATCGGCTTTCTTACACTCCCCGACAAACTCGGAGAAGTCGGCGGCAATGGTGCTGCTCAGCGCCATCGGGCGGCCTCACGCGGGGCGTGGGTGAGTTCGTCGACCAGGATGCGGTAGACCACTTCGGGCAGCTCCTGCAGGTCGCGGTAGGACAGGCCGCCGCCGGTCAGGCGACAGACGGCCAGGTCGGCGGCGACGAGCCGCCGATAGAGGCCGTTTTTTTTAGCGTCGCGTCCTCGGCGGCGACGCGGGTCTCGTGCGCCTCAATCGCGCGTTTGATCGCGAGAAACGACGCCTGATCCAGGTTGCGCAGGAGATCGCTCTTCTCGTCGTCGCCGAG